TAATAATTGTATCTAATTTTTGACTGATTGAATCATTAAAAGCATCTGCTTTTTCAATATCACCATCATATTTAATTTTTTTAACTAAATTTGCTAAATCTTTGGTTTTAATATTTGAAATTTTTTCAATCATATTTTGTAATTCATCAGAAATTGATTCAACAGCTAAAGCTAATTCAGTTGATTTAATTTCAGATTCACATAAATGTTTAATAAAATTTGATTTCATTTGTTTCTCCATATCAATTTTAATATTATAATTATATTTATATAAAAATTTCTAAACAATATTAACCAAAAATAAAAACTTATTGACTTTTATTATTAGATATTTTATTATGAAAATAAAATTTAAGGTAAAATAATATGCATACTATTTTAGAAACAATATATAATTTACTACCATCAGATAAAAAACAACGAAATAATGGTTGGATATATTTTAATTGTCCGTCTTGTTATCATACAGAAAATCCTGATACAAAACATCGGGGTAATATTCTATTTACTGATGATGGTTTTGTATATCAATGTTTTAACTGTAAATTTAAATGCGGTTTTTCCTTAGGTCAATATCTTTCTAAAGATACAACTCAATGGTTAAAAGATTTAGGAACTTCAACAAAAGATTTAAATGATTTAAGATTATTAATTCGTGAATATAATGAAGCTAATAATGATAATTTAACTTCTAATGAACATAAAATTATTATAAAAAAGAGAGAAATTAAGCAAATACCTGTTGGATATAAATCAATTCTTAAATCTTTAAATGAAGGAGAAAATTCTTACACATTTAATGAAGTTATAAAATATATTAATAACCGTAATCCATATCTACTTGAATGGACAGATTTATTATGGTGTCCAAAACAATTTAATTTTTTAATACCTTGCTATGAATATGATGAAATTGTTGGTTATTCGCTAAGAAAATTACGAGATGATGTAGATAGTAAATATATTCATTATATTCCGCAAGGATATATTTTTAATTATGATAATTTATTAAAAGAAAGAAAATATGAAATTGTTTGCGAAGGTCAAACTGATGCATTAGCAATAAATGGGACATCTATATTAAGCAATGTATTTACACCTGATAGATTAAAAAGAATTTTACCATTTACAAAAGATAAAGAAATTATACTATTACCCGATAGAGATAAATCTGGGAAAAAAATGATTACACAATTATTAGAAGAAAATTTACCATTTAGTGTTGCTTTTCCTAATTGGGAAAGAGGTATAAAAGATGCTGAACAAGCTGCAAAAAAATATGGAAGATTATATACATTATATAGTATATTATCAACAAAAGAACAAAATAAAGAAATAATTAAATTAAAATCAATGAAATGGTTTAATATATGAAAAGTATGTTATTAAATAGTAATATAGCTTATGAAAAAATTAAAAAAAATTTATCTAAAAATATTACTGATGAAAAATTAAAAAAATTATTTAATGATTTTTTAGATAAACTACGGAACGAATTTAAAAATCAAAATTTAAATTCATATGATATATCATTTTTTAATAAAATTATATTACCACTAACAAAAAGAGTTTATTATTTAGGAGATATTAATGATGAAAGTTAAAGATAGAAAATTAACAGAAAAAGAATGTATTAATTCTGGTGGACATTTTTGGAAATATTGGGATTCTACACAAGGAATTAATGAAGATACCTTTGAAAAAAATGGATATATTTTTGATGTTTATTATCCAAATGGAGCACCAAATTATAGAGGTTGTCCTTTATGTGGAAGAATTGAATCAATGATTCCTGCCCAATGGATAGAATGCATAAAAGGTAAAGAAGATGAGGAAAATAAAGAAGATGAGGAAAATAAGGGGAAATAATGAATTTATTTACTATAAGTGATAATACTCAATATTGTGCTCGGAATTTAGATGATGTTTTATTACGTAAAACAATCGTGGAATCAGCTCAAATGCTTTCAACAGCAATTATTTTAAATGATAAAATTAAAGAAAAACCTGAAGGAATCTATAAAAAATATAATGCTAATGAAGAACATAATAAGTGGGTAAGAGAATCTAAATATAACTATAAATGGACATATATGTATCTTATTGATTGTTTAAAAGAATATCAATATAGATTTAGTAAAACTCACGATACTCATAAATTAGCATATATTTTTCCTCAATATGAAAATGATTTTCCATTAATTGATATGACACCTTTTACAAGAAAATTTAATCAATCTTATGAAAATTATCAAGAATTAATGAATATGAAAGATACGTGTAATGCTTATAAAACATATTTAATTACAAAATGGAAAAAAGAAACAATTGATGGAAAAGAACCATTATGGACTAATAGAGAAAAACCTGATTTTTATAAAGGATAAAAATGAATAATTTATATTTGTTTTTAAAATATAAATGGTATGATTTAATTGAATCTGGTCAAAAAACATCCGAATATAGAGAAATAAAACCATATTGGATTAATAGATTAGAAAATAAACATTATGATACCGTTACATTTCAAAGAGGATTTACAAAAAATCCACCAAAAATGATGTTTAAAATACTTGAAATTAAAAAAACAACTTTGCCTAATGATTTAAAAAAAGCAGAAGTTTATGAAATTAAATTAGGAGAAAGGATAAAATAATGTTAGATACACGAACAATAAAATGCCCTAAATGTGGATGGGATTCTTTATTTCCTTTAAATCAACCTATGTTAATTGTTTTAACGCACGATATTATATGCCCTCATTGCGGAACTATTGTAATTCAAGCGTTTTCTACAACAATTTTATCAGATGGTTATTTTTTAGATGAACATAATGATTATTATAAACATAATCCTATAACCCGAAAATTTTAAGGAATAATGAATGAGTAATTTTACAAATGATTTACATAAACATAAATTAATTTTACAAGCACTTTTATATAATTTAGCTAATCAATTAAAAGAAAGAGCTGATAATCACGATAATTCAAAATTAGACCCAAAAGAAAAAGAAGTTTTTGAAAGTATTGATAATATTAAAAGAGAAGATTTTGATTCATATGAAGAATATTATAATTGTACAAAACCTCTTATTCAAAAGGCATTAGACCATCATTATGCTAATAATAGACATCATCCTGAACATTTTGAACACGGGATTGAAGATATGAATTTATTAGATATTTTAGAAATGATTGTAGATTGGGATACATCAGCATCTTGCAGAGGAACTAAATTAGACCCTGAATATTCTTTTAAACGCTTTAAAATTGAGCCACAACTTCAAAAAATTATTTTAAATACTTTAAAAATTCTTTATGATGAAGATGAAAAATAATGAAAAAGTATTATAAATTATATATAATACTACCAATTTAATGAAGGATTTAAAATGATTATACCAAATAATTTTGATGAACAAGACCAAAAAACACTAATTCAATTTTTGTTTAGTGAACCTTCTTTATTTGTTCGTGCAAAACCAATTTTAAAACCTGAATATTTTGATAAAAAATTTCAAGAAACAATTCAATATTTGTTAGATTTTTCTACTGAATATGGAATTTTACCAACAATTGAACAATTAAATAATAATTCTCGTTTAGAATATCAAAAAATTAATAACCTATCTGATGAAAATATTCAACAATCTATTTTGGATATGGCAGAATGGTTTTGTAAAAAAAGAGGATTAGAATTAGCAATTGAAGAATGCTATGAAAGGATTGCTAAAGGAGATACTTCTGGTATTGACCAAAGAATTCGTGAAGCTCAAATGATTTCATTAAGTCGTGATTTAGGTATTAATTATTGGGAAAATACTGCTGAATGGTTACATAAAATTGATAAAGAAATGGGAGTTATTCCAACAGGATGGACAGAATTTGATAGATTATTTAACGGTGGTTTTTCTTGGGGTCAATTAAATTATGTAGTTTCACCTTCGGGTGGTGGTAAATCTCTTTGTATGGCAAATTTAGCTTTAAATTGGTCATTAATGGGCTATAATGTTTTATATTTTACATTAGAATTAGATAGGGAACTTGTTGGTAAAAGAATAATGGCAATGGAAAGAAATATTGCATATTCTGAAATTACTCCAAAAGCTGATGCTTTATGTGAACAAGTTCAAATTAGAAAAATCAAAGAACATCCAGGAATTATTCTGGAAGACCAGTGAGAGTACATCCGTGTACCACCTGGAGCTCATAAGGATCATCAATGACCTGCATGATATCGGG